TGATGGTCATGTTTGGATAGACACAAACTATAGTGGCAAATACAAATTGTATATATGCCAATTTTGTAGAAAGGAAAAAAAAGATGACACTAAAAACATTTGATGTTTATTTAGCTGGCAGAATATCGGCTAAAGCGAACAACAAAGAAGAAGCAGCAAAGATGGTAGAAAAAAAATTAGACTTGATACATCCTATGTTTAATATTCAGATAGTTGTAACTAAAGAAGATTATTTAGATGCTGGAAAAGACTTTAAACCAGAAGGCACAGATTGAAACCAGACCAATATCCATTTAACGCAGACCCACCACCAAAAGATAGAGCAACAAGAAGGAAGCTGCTAAGAGATGCAGTTGTATTTGTATCTAAAGGTAAATGTGAGTGGGCAAATTGTACAAGTCGTGGTTCAGATATGGCACACATAACTGCAAGCGGCATGGGTGGCGCAAGGTCAAGAGATAATCTTGCTAACGTTGCGTTCCTATGTCGCCACCATCACGATGTCTTAGATTTTCGTATGTCGGTCAGTCAAAGACAATATGCTATAACAGAAATAGTTAGAGCTTACATTATTGGCAATAGAAAAAAAATATAAAAAAAGCTACACATAGTATCACAAACTGATACAATAATAATGTATGAAAAAAGATAGAAAGTTTGTTTTAAACGTTGCTGAAGAAGAAATCAACGTTGAAGATTATCGATTCAATCAAAGTCTTACTGATGAAGCGCAAGCTGATGCTATTGCTGACATAGAAGAGTATGGATTCGTTCAGTACGAGAATCACAAAAAATTTAATTGTGAGTTGTGTAACAAGAGAATTACATGGGCTTATGTATTTGAGCATAAAAAGTTTAAAGGCGAAGGTCTTTTAGCTGGTATGGAGTGTGCAACAATACTTGACCATGATACAAACTTTTCTGCGTTGCAGACACAACGACAAAAACACATCAAGTATTTAAAAGATAAGTTCAACAGAAAAGCTAAAGAGCTAGATTTCAAGAAAGAATATCCAATACTTTATCAAGCAGCTGATTACTTTAAAGATTATGATGGCGTGATTAACAACATATTTAACAAGATACATTATGGTCTATCAGAAAAACAAATTGCTTATATGACCAAACTTGTACTAGAAGTATGGGAACAACGAGTTGCGTTTTACAAAGCAGAGTTTGCACCACCTAAACCACCAGCACCTAAGTTAGAAGCTGGCGTTCACGAGTTAGAAGTTACACTAAGCAACTATTACTATCAAGAAAAAGGTTATTACGTTATTGAAAAAGCGGTGTTTGAAACTGAAGCTGGTCAAACAATCTTTACAGGTAAAACAAAACAGTTAATTCAATACTTACAAGTCGATTTAGATTTTTTTGAAGAAGATTATGGTATTGATGCGTTCTGGAAGTTAGACAAAAAAGAACGTAAATCTTACTTAACACACGAGAAGGTTCACTTCGATAAATACACAAAAGGTATTCTTAAAGTAGAGTTAGGCGATGAGTTTGCAGAAGATAAGTATGGCGGTAAGATTCTTGATTTTATTCCAACATTTATTAAAGAAAAAGAAGATTATTTTAATAAAGTATGAGTCAATATAGCACTTACGATGTAGATGGATTTTCATTAATACCTAATACAGATTCTTACATGAGTAAAGAGTGTAGGGAGATAGGTTTTGCAGCAGAACGTGAAGCGTATGCAGACTTAGAGTTTGTTAATGATTTTAAAAGTTCTGAATTAGACCTAAATGTTCATGATATTTACATTTATCTTTATGAAAAAAAACACGCTAACTGCATAAACAGTTGCGCAGTATCACTTGGTTTTACAATTAATGACAAATAAATCACACTTTATGATACAATAGAGGTACTATGACAACACAAAACGTGTATGTAGTTAGAGCAGTAGAGCTTACTGGTCGTGTTTGGAACTATGAATTTAGTTCTGAATCAGAAGCTTTATGTAAAGTCAGAGAGTTAAAAGATTCTGGCGGCTTCATTATCCAACAAACTACTTATCAAAAACAACTCGTATAAATAAATAATTTTCTTCTAATTGTGTTGCACAATGTGATACAGTCGATATAATTATATTGTAATGATAAATAAGGATGGTAAAAATGGCGTTTGAAAAATGGTTAAAAACGTTTGTTGCAGAAACAGACAAAATTAACACTAATGATGAGTTTGCAGTTGAATATAATGTCAATGGTCAAGCTGGTGTCTATGAATACAAGATGGCAGAAATCATGGATTTCTTATTTACTGCTGATGAGAAAATACAAGAGCGTGTAAAGAGCGATGTTGTGAAGATGGATTTTCACAATGTGCCAGCTAAGGATTTTAAATTCTACTTTACACAAGTAGCAAAAGCGATGGCAAATGTTTACCAAGTAAACTACGCTGCAAGTTAGGAAGGATGGTATGAATCAAGTAATAGCAAAACTTAAAAAACAAATCAAAGAACTCTTAGAAGCTGGCGATTATGTTGGCGCTAAGAATCAATTAGATAAGTTAGTTGGATTAGTGGAAGGAGTGTTGTAATGGAAGAAAAATACAGAGTAATATTTTGGCAAGATGGCATTATAAAAGCTACTGCACCAACTCATTATTCAGATGCTTACGATACTGCTAAAAAGTGGAAGGGAGAACTTTACAAAGAAGTTGCTTCTTTCAAGGAAGGAAAAAAATAATGCCAGTAACAGTTAATGACTTAGAACAACAAATTGTAAACCTTAATAACAAGATGGTTTACGATAATCAATTTCATGTTGACTGCAAATATGCACTTGATATTGCTTATGGCGGATATAGATTAGTTAAAAGATACAAAAGTACCGCAGAAACTGATGTATCTCCAAGATTAACAAAAAGAGAATTATCCGAGTGGATAAAAGCATACGATAAAGGTATTAATGCAGTATTGCATAATATCAAAGTATGGGATTACGAAAGACTATTGTAAAGGAGAATAAATGGCAAATGCAGCAATATTAGCTATGTTAAAGTTCAGAGATAAATCTGAACTTAACCAGCTTAAAAATGCTATTGATACATTTAAAGCGTATCAAATTAATTTAGATGGATTAGATGTTACTGAAAAAATGGTTCATCAAGAAATTCATAATAGACTGGAGAAATAATGGCAAAAATTAAAAATGAAACTGAAAAATTACAAAATCCTCTATATCGGAAAATTAAAGCAAAAAGTTTAGGGGAACTTAAAATGCTTAAAACTGCATTAAACACTCTTATTGCTTATGACTTGCATCAAGATGTTTTAATTAAAACAGAAGAGTTAGTCGCACAAGAAATAGAAAAGAAAAAAGAAGAAACATATTGTGAGTGCGGTTGCGAAAAATAATTATAGTCATTTTGACTATTAATATCACAATGTGATACAATAATAATGTAAGAAAGGATGGTAAAAAGATGGATGAAAAGTTAAAAAAACTTTTTAAGAAATCTCCAGCGTTTAAGAAATTCGCTGACTTCCTTGTTACCAAAGGATATACCTACGAGCTTGTAGGTACATTAGAAAAAGAGATAGACACAGAGCGAGATTCTAGCGAAGGTGGATTACTTCCTAGAAGTTTGAGCTTCTATAAATATCCAGCTGATGTAAAGATATTCAAAGGCGACAAAGAAGTTGCGTATGTCAAGATGGCATTTCGTGCTGGTTATGATTACAAAAAAGGTAAAGATGAAGGCACAATGTCTTATTATCAGTACGAAGAGCTATTTAAAGCTGGTAAATTATCTGGAGAGAGCATAGACAATACAAAGCTAGAGCTAGAGTTTGTCTTATTTGACCGAGATGATTATACAAGCGAAACTTATAGCAAGGAGTATTACCTTAATGAGTATTATTACTTTTACAAATATGTTAAAGGTAAAGCAAAGATGCTAAGAAAAAAAGGTTATGCGTTGACATTTAGCGCAGCAACAGAAATGGTAGAAGAGCTAGAGAGTGGTAGTACAGATTATTACTACGATTTCGCAATAGCAAGTTAGGAGATAATTATGGCGTTTAACGTTATACCAAATATTAAAAGAAAAATATTTGAATCACTCATGCAGGATGGCATGATTACAAGCGTAGAAAACACAAAAAGGTATGAATCTAATAGACCAGTACAAGTTATATCTACGCAAAAGATTCAAAACTGGACTGAAACTGCAATACACGAAGTTGCAAGTATGAAGAAAAAAGGTAAGTCTAACGAAGAAATAAAAGCACATATTGATTCTTATGTTGATGATTTAGGTCAACAAATATCAGAACAATACGAATTTCAAAAAGCGTTATATTACATTTACGCTGATATGGCTTACAAACAAATAGGACAATTAGCACCTACAAGTGCTTAGATAGGAGAGTATGTTAAAACTATTTATTGATACATGGATGATTCAGTCATTTGACTGGAGAATCTTTTACGCGATGTCAATATTGTTTGTCGGCTTCTTTATATATCAAGTCAGTAAAATGATTTATATATCAGTTAGATTGAAAATGCTAGAAACAAAATATCAATCTGACATAAGCAGACAACTTGATGATATGTGGCGAAAAATAGATGCTGGTTTAGAAGTTAAACCTAGTAAATATTTAAAGTAAAAAGCTAGCAACGCAGCTAGAGATGCAGAGTAAACACTCCACATGAGCGGCTACTCTAACTGCGTTAATCTATTTTAACCGCATTTGTGAAAGCGATGCTAACATGATTAAATGGAAGCAAACGTTACTTACGATAGATTACATCTTTTTCAATTTGATGAAGAAAATCCTAAAGAACACAATATAGGCGAAATAATCCAAAGCATTAAACGTTTTGGATTTGTTGAATTACCAGTAGTTAATGACACTACTGGTTTTTTAGTTGCTGGACATGGAAGAGTAACTGCGTTGCAATTTATGTATCAAGATGCAGAAGAGCTGCCAAAATACATAGATGTTGAGAAGGACACACAAGAATGGCTAGTTCCTACACTTCACGTTGCATTTGAAACCGATATGGAAGCAAAAGCGTATTTAATAGCTTCAAATACACTAACTATCGATGGCGGATGGAATGAAGCTAAATTACTTGAAATGTTAGCTGAAGTAAGCGCAACAACAGAAAATCTATCTGGTATAGGTTTTGACCAACAAGATATTATGGATATGTTACACGCTAACGACAAACCATTAACTTTTGATGATGAAATGGGTCAAGAAACAAGTTATGTAAAAGTAATCGTTGAAAGTAAAGAACACGCACAGAATACAAAAAAAGAACTAGAAGATTTAGGTTATACATGCAAGATAGTAACGAATACGAAGTAGCTTTACCAGATGAAATAAAAGAAGCGATGCAGATATATATATCTTTTCTTACTGCTAATTTTGCTTATGAAGATGGCATAGATGAGATAGAGTTTAAAGTTTTTAGAGAATCAGTTACAGATGGCATATTTATGAGTGGAGATGTACCAATTATGGAAAGAAACAATAAAGGTATAACTGGTAATCACTTTTTTAACGCTGCGTGCATAATGATGACAGATATGTTATATAATGCAACAAGCGGCAATATTCCACAAGCGCAGCAGGTTCTGCGAGATATGGGATTAGCGGTAGTAGCAGATAGCTAACACTTAACAGGATTAAGTGGTTAACGTAACAGGAGTACGTAACGATGGCAGGCAGACCAACAAAACTGACAAAAGAATTAATTGAAGAAATAGCACAATATCTTCGTGCAGGAAATTACATCGAAACAACTGCTGCTTTAGTAGGTATTCATCGAGATAGTATTTATGAGTGGCTTAAACGTGGAAACGCTGAAATAGAACGTGTATCTAAGTCAAATAGAGCAAGAATACGCAAAAGGGAAGAAATTTTTGTTGAATTTACCGACACAGTAAAAAAGGCACAAGCACAAGCAGAAGCAATGTTAGTTGGTTTAATAGGTCAAGCTGCACAAAAGAACTGGACTGCTGCTGCGTGGCGATTAGAACGTAAATATCCAGATAAATGGGGTAGAACAGAACGTAATGTTGCTACTGCACAAGATGACCCAGTAAAAGAACTAGCACAACAAATACAAGATTTAAGAAATGATAAATCTACAGAAGGGTAAACAGTTAGATTCTATTTTAGATTCAACTGCAAGAATTAACATCTGGCAAGGTTCAGTATCTTCTGGTAAAACAATATCTTCATTAATCCGCTGGATAGAGTTCTGCCAGACTGGCGCAAAAGGTAACTTACTTATGATAGGTAAGACTGAAAGAACGCTTAAACGTAACGTAATTGATGTTTTATCTGAATTACTTGATGGTTCTGGAAGCTTTATTACTCGTACTGGTTCTGGAGAAATCCAAATAGGTAATCGAACTATCTATATTGTTGGCGCTAATGATGAGAGAGCTGAAGCAAAAATACGTGGTTTAACACTTGCTGGCGCTTATGGAGATGAAGTTACATTATGGTCAGAATCATTTTTTCAGATGCTTTTATCTCGTTTAAGAGTACCTAACGCACAATTATTTTTAACAACTAACCCAGATAGTCCTAATCATTGGCTTAAAAAGAACTTCTTAGATAGAGAATCACAATTAGATATAAAGAATTTTGCATTTGAATTAGATGATAACCACACATTAGACCCAAAGTATGTAACTGCTTTAAAAGCAGAATACGCACCAGCTAGTAGTTTATGGTATCGAAGATTTATTAATGGCGAGTGGGTTATGGCAGAAGGCGCAGTTTACGATACCTTCCAGAGAGATTTAAACGTTGTATCAGAGCTGCCAAAAATGAAAGAATATTACGTTGGTATTGACTATGGCACAACTAATCCATTTTGTGCATTGTTAATTGGCGAAGGAGTAGATAACAACTTATACGTATGTAAAGAATATTATTATGATTCTGCAAAAGGACAGAAGCAGCTATCTGATGCTGAATACTCCAGAGAACTTAAAAACTTCTTAATAGATTATGATGTACGCAGAATATACGTTGACCCATCCGCAGCTTCTTTTATTACACAATTATGGAGAGATAATCATTTAGGAATTAGCAAAGCTGATAATAATGTTCAAGATGGTATTAGAGTAGTGTATAACTTATTAAGTTCAAGAAAACTATTAGTTCACAATAGTTGCACTAAACTAATAGAAGAAATTGAGAGTTATGTTTGGGATGTTAAGCAGCAAGAACGTGGCGAAGATAAACCATTAAAACGTAACGACCATGCAGTAGATGCGTTAAGATACGCATGTATAAGTTTAGGCGCTATTTGGCGACATTGGATTAGTAGGAGTGATTAGTGTATAACAAGAAAGGTTATAAAAAAGCTAAAAAATCTAAAGGCAAAAAGAAGAAGAAGTAAATGCTTAGATTACCAGAAAATGGTTCGGCTTATCCGCCAGAGAACCATAAACATATTTTTAGAGTTTATCAAGAACATAACGCATGGCATGCTGGCGACCCAGCAATCCTTAGAAAAGTTTATGCTGATGTACCACAAGATTACAGACCAAGAAGATACATGTTCTGGACACGTAAAGGCGCAACAGAGCTGCAAATTGATAGACACCAGTTACACGTTCCATTAGCTGGCGATATAGCACAAACAAGTGCTGATTTATTATTTTCAGAACCACCTAATTTTGTTATTAACGATAAAGATGCAGCTGAATCAGATGTTTTAAATACACAAGATAATTTTGATGATTTAATAAGAAAATGCGGATTAAAGAATAAATTACTAGAAGCTGGCGAAACTTCTTCTGCATTAGGTGGCGTATTTTTAAGATTAGTTTGGAATACAGAGTTTATGAGCAATCCTACAGTTCAAGTTGTATCTCCAGATAGAGCAATCGCAACATTTAT